ATACTTTCTGCTGGAGTTAGAACCTGGAAAACTGCAAGTCCGCTTACCACAGATCCGTATATCATCACATAACCAGTGTCAGGAATGCTGGCTATTGTTTGCTGTGTTAGAGAATTGTAAAGAGTTTTTGTTCCGAGATGTTTTGGTTCAGCAATACCAGGATCAAGCAGCTCTTTAATAATAAATTGTTTTGTCTTTTGTACAACTTCCCAACCGTTTTGAGAATTATCATCAATCCATAACTTTGATCCTGTTGTCAACAGAGCAGCCTGCTGTGGGCTGATATCTTCATAACTAGCAAACCTAGCTTCTGAAAACAATTTTAAGTTAATAATAGAACTTCCGTCCCATTCTGGTTCTTTGGCGTTGGCTGCAACTTCAACTGTAATGGTACGTGGAGTTACTGAAACTATTTTGTGAAACCCTGTTAGATTAGGAATATCCTTAATACCAATAATGTCGTCAACGTTGCATTCGTGGAATCTTCCCACTTCAATTGTTATCTTGGTTTTTTCTTTTGTTATATTAGTAATAACCAAAATTGGAGATTCGTTGTATCTTAGAACTGTCCAAGAATATTGATCAAACGTTACCCACACATGATCATTTTCTTCAAAATTTTCAATGTCTAAATCTAATATTGAATCTCTAGTAGAAACTACAACATCTATATGATCTGTTTTAACATATCCAGGAACTCGAGATAATAGCGAATCGTTAGTTGTTGAATTTATATCTGTTGAATATTTTTCTGGATCAATTGTAAAATCAGTTTTAAGAACTCTATAATATTGATCAGTTAGTGCCTCGGGTGATTCTGTAGCAATAATTATAGGTTGGGGATTTATTACAAATTTATCTTTGTATAAAGTCATTTCAACTTCACGCAACTGATCAACGCCGCCCAGACGACCAACTCTAAATGCCCATTCTTCTTTAAGCTCTACACTGCCAGAGGTTGAATTGCTAAGTTTATCAAATACCTTGGTTATAGAGTTGTTGGTTCCTTTTTCTTTGATAAATCCTTGATACAATTGAAATTGAGTTACTGGGTCTTCTGCTAGGTTTTGTAAATATTCTCTAGGTTGATAACCAATTGAGTGGCGAGCAAGACTTCGTTGGCTATTTCCTAGCCCGTCTGCAGAAACTTCATAGTAATCTTCAAACTGATTAATCTTATAATCAAAATTTGAAACCAATTGTTTTTCTGGGGTACTGTCAAGTTTTGACCAGTATTCATCATTGAAAGTTTCAGATCCTATTTGATTTGATAGACTTGTCCAATTATAACTTCTATAAGAAACAATGTCACCAGATCTATAATCAGTGAAAGGTTGCCATTTCTGTATGTTTACATTGTCAAACAAGAATCCGGGACTTGTGTAATCGCCATCCCAGTCGGTGGTTACGAATCCTTGATTTTTAATTCGCTCTTGGCGATATCCAGTCGTCTTATCATAGATGACATCGTTGAATACTGTTCTATCGCTGAATATTACCACGTGTTCTTTAAGAACAAAATAAAGTTTTAAGAAATAAATTCCGTTGTTAGTATTAACTGTTTCAACTGATATATTTTGAAATCCTCTATTAACATTGATATTTGCCACTGGTAATACTTTTCCGTCACTCTTTAATACCTGATAATCATAGAATCCATCTAATAAATTATCAGCAACTCCGACTGGGATAGTAACATCTATTTTTTCTGCAGCAGGACTTAGGGTAATTAAAGAACCAACAGCCCAGTTGTGGGTAGTCCAGTACATAAATTCTTTGCAGGATGTTAACCAATTTGCGGCGGATTTAATTGTAGGGTCAAAATTATCAAAGATAAATCCTTGAGATATCAAATAATTTTCATAACCTAGTAGAAAATCTACTACTAATTGAATCGACGACAGTTTAGTTCCATACACTAATTTCTGAACAGTTAAAGTATTAAATGTTCTTCTGCGTTGAGCTTCAACTCCGCCAACCACGGGAATGTTTGGTAGTTTTTTCCATAAGGCGGTATCAAAGTTAGCAGTTGATACGTGAGTTTTTAATGCTCTGTAGAAGTCATTTCTATAACGTGTTATCTGACCATTATTATATGTTGCGTCTTGAACCCAATCAACAAATTCGTCACTTACTCCGCCAACAGTAATAAGAGGATCTCCTTTATTAGGACTAGCTTCGTGATAATTAAAATAAGGATGAACATTATCATAACCAGTAACAACCCATCCGCCTTCTACTTTTTCAACTATAACAGCACTGTAAGTTAAACTAGAAATAGGAGCACTTACATTAAAAATAATGTCATAGTTTTCTTGAGGTATAAAAATATTGCTCGAAGATGATTTAGGACTCTTGCTGTCTAATAGATATTTTTGCTGTTCTTTATCTGCAAACCCTGCCAATCTATTTGATAGAGCAACGTTTAAATTTTGTAATTTAGATTCGTAATCAGAAAGATCTAGACCTCTTGATTTTAAATAACCCGTTAGGTATTTTACCAAACCAAATATTAAATCAGCACTTACTCCAGGAAGCATTATATCTGCAGGAGTAACAAATAAGTTAGTTTCTGCATTTACAGTTTGATTAATAATGTTGATCTTTGTCTTTGAAATATCAAAACTGTCGTTGATAAATTCAAATGGCTTTAATAGAGACATTGCCATTACCACAGCAAATGGCCATTCGGAGCTCGATCTCCATGCATATTCAACAGGGCTAATATCCCCTAATACAAACGGTCCTTTATTATTGATTAAACTAAAATTCTGCGCTAGGTTTGATTCAAGCGGACTTAAAAGGTTTCCATCGCCGTCCACAGGAATATGAGACATAATAGTTGATCTCTTATATCGATCATATGTGCCTGCACGATCGCCCTGACGAATTATACCGTCTCTAAGGTCTTCCCATAATAATAAGTTTCCGTTGGTATATGGAGCAGGACCGTATTCACTTTCCCACCAATCTGGCTGTTCCGAAAATCCTAACATTTCCCACGGGCAACGATGTGGACGATCTGTATCATAGAACCATTGATATACTCCTCTCCACCAGCCTGGCAAGTTCTGTGTGCCAGTAGGGTCGGCCATATTAGAATATGTGTAAGTGAATGAATTCTCAGTATCAACATATTCGTTTAAGGTATAGTTAATATTTGTATTCTGTACCCATTTTAAAAATTCTTGGACTACTATATTGTCAAGTTGATTTTTAGAGTAAGCACTCTCTGTAAAATAGTATCCACCAACGATAGAATCTATGTCAAAAATATTTCTATTATATGTAACTTTGATGTTGTTGTAGATTCTGTATTCTAATTCTAATAATAAATCATCTCTGTAATCATCATACGCTACTGTGATACTGCCATCGTGGCCTTGTATTACCCAAGTAGGCTCTACATAAGTATTATCTAAAAATTTCATAGGAGTGTATTTTTTATACATTCCCATTGCTGTTGGTGTTGGAGGAATATGATTATATGCTGTTGACGTATATTCGCGAATCTGTACTTGATCGCCTCTTGTTAATTCAACTTTCAAGATTAAGAAACCAAAAGTTGAATTAAACTCATAATCTCTCATGTGCAACAACTGTTCTTCATTTATATAGACATACACAGCTCTTCTACTTAGAGAATCTAAACCAAACTTTTCTGATAGTGCAAACGTAGTCGTTCCCACATCGTCAACTGTGTAATCAATAGATGTGTATGCACCAGATCCTATCATATCCGAATCTGCAAATGGACTTCTTTCTGATTTAGTTTTTGTTAAGTCGTTAACTATGTCGTCAACAAAATCTGCTACACTTTCGTTAAAATCTAATTCGGTCGCTTTTATTAAAAAGTTATTCTTGAACTCTGTATAAGATTTTTTAGCGTATTGAATTGATTTTATAATATTAGAAGTTTTATCAGTTAATAAATTAATCGCAAGTGGTGTTAATCCAGAATGCTTTAAAAATCTTTTGCTGTATTTTTGATAGTCTACAATATCTCGTAGATTAGAAGCTCCTGGCAAGTCACCGGAAAAATCTTCTTTAAACTCAACCGCAGTTATTAAATGATCGATAGCTTGCCCAAGAGTAAACGACTCAAGAGTTTGATTCAATGGGTTCTTTTCAAGGCCTACAGGAATTTCGTAGTATCCTTCGTCTGGAGGTAAGTCGGTTATTATCTTAACTGACACTACATCTTTTTCTGAGAATATTGTATTATCAAACGTAAAAACTGACCCTTGTCTTGTATAGGAATCAACAAACTTTATTCCGTTCAGATAAAAATTAATTTTTAGTAAAGTGGATTCAGTAATTAAACTCCAGTCGATTGTTTTTAAAGATATCGAATTTGTTGATTGGGTAATTACTGAACTGTCAATAATAGGCTGTATATAAGAATTATCAGTTTTGATCCACCCGTTGGCCATGCTTTCACTAATCTGATAAAAACCTGTGGAAATAGATTTTGAAAATATTTCTTGGTTTATAGTGTAATAAAATTTATCAGTTTCCCATACCCAATTAAATTGTATATCTCCAACGTTATCAATATTAAGATAACTTAGACTAAATCCTAATTCAGTGTCAGCGATGCTACTGCCAATCTTATAGGATAGGATTTCTGTTCCTGTAAATGTATTGGTAGGGTAATATTCTTTATTTGAAAAACTTATTCCATTTTCGTCATAGGCATCAAACTTAGGTGGTTGATTAACTGATGTCTTACTTTGACTAGATACCCAGCTAGACCCGTTGTAATGGAACATCACTCCGCTGTATTCTCGACCCCTTGTTACGATAACTGCATCACCGAGTATTGGTTCTGAATCTTCAGTGGCTTTTAGGTGAATTTGTTTTCTACCGTTGTGAGTTATAAATTCAACCTGATAAATTTTATTGTTTGCTAATATATCAGGATCTGCGATTACCAAGATCCTTGCACCTTCAAATAAAAATTCTCCATCTATGTTATATCCTATACTTCCTTCAATATTTGAAAATATATCAGTAGTATAACTATCTACAAAATCAACTGCCTGTTTGGCTTTTATGCCGTGATTGATTAATCTTAGGTTAGAAACAAACTCAATGATAGGACGCTTTGCTCTTGCATCTTCTGAAGCTGGAAAATCTTGTCCCCTTGATTTATAAGCATTTTCAAGAACTGACCTATGGAACCAACGATTATATCGACTCCATGGGTTTTTATCTAAACTACTTCTATTAATTGTAATATAATCTTTCTGCCCTGGATATTGTTTAGCATCGTCAAACGGTTGCGTATCAAATCCCTCAGCGTCAAACAATACTTCTGGGACTGTCTTTGAAATTATAGGAACAATTAAATCTGTAAATCTAATTAATGCAATCTCCTCGCCGACTCCTTCAACTAGCCAACCGCCAGAAGAATATTTTTCAGGAGTAACCGATCCAGTAAATTCTACCACCATACCATTAGAAAATTCAACACCGTTACTGCTGGTATATTGCGACTTGCCTATAATTTCTTTTTCTATATCAAGGCGAGTGTTAGATTCAATATTTGATATTGTAAATTGTCCAAATTTATTCGGATCAATTATACTTTGGTAGTACAATATATCTGGTGCATCATATGGGACTTCGAATGTCAATGTTCCATTTTCGATTCTGTTATTAGTTACACCTTTATTATAATCAGACGCCGTTCCTACTGAAACTAAAGAAATGTACTCCCAATCTTGTGAATCTGTTGTAATTGTGCTGCCGTCACCTGCTGCGATATCAACTTTAGCTTTCCATACCTTACCATTGAATATTGTTGTTTGCCCTTTAGAATATGGCATTTCGGGTCTGTAGTATAGTGTACCAACATCATAATTGGTTCTGATTACAAATCCGTCGTTAGGAGCATCTATTTTAAACTTATAGGTCTGCCCTCTATATAATGTTATCAAGGGATTATTTGTGTAACCGTCTGGAGTGAATATAAAGGAATATGCAGAACCAAGAGAAACTTTATAAGAACTAACAATAGTGGTTGCTTGTCCAGAAATTAATACAGCGGGCGGACCACTTGGTTCCCAATAGTATTCACGATAGTTGATAAATTTGTCCCAGTCAATGGGAGGATTCCAGCTATAATGTTCTTGACCTGTAATTAAATCGTCTTTCTCATTTTCGTTTCCGAAGAATTTTAATTGATTTTTAAAATCAAGATAATCGTAAAATCCTTCAATTGTATCTTGATTCTTAATAATCACACCCGGTTCTAACTGATATCTGCTACGCAGGGTTTGATCTGTGTTGAGATAGATATCAGATCCGTTATAGGTCTTTCCATATCTTCTGCCAATGTACCCTACAGTTTTTTGCAAAACTCCCGGTTGTATTAAAGGATCAACGATCCCCGACATAAATTTGTCATTGGCTGAGGTTTGAAAAATCTGTGGTAGAAGCTCTACTGATCTTCTAATAGGTAAACCGCTGTTTGGAAATATTTTATCTGCCATCTTTAAGTACTCGATACAATAGAATTAACATCTGCTCTAACTTCATTTGCTGTAATAGCTGTTACTATTTCAACATCGTCAACTGTTGCTCCGCTGATAAGAATCTCGTCGGATCTGCTTTGTATTTCAAATAAACTACCAAACACCTGACTCGACTGTTTTGGTACAATGATCATGTTGCTTACATCTGGAGTTACAGAATTAATCACATACGTGACTAATTCACTGAGATAAAATCTATCACCAAAGTCCCAGTTGTTAATATCAAAAAATGTATTCACTGCCGAAATGATTCTAACTTTTAGATCGTTATCATTAATTGACTGTGTTGGATTTTTAACTACCTTAAAAGTAGCCTGTAATTTTTGATCTGATTTAGATCCAAATAAAACTTTATATTTTACAGGATGATATATTATTTCATCACTGATGGATTTAATAGAATCTAATGCAGAACCGTAATTTGTTCTTAATTGATCAGTACTCGGTGCTACGGGTTCTGTTGATCCTCCAGAGAGGTAAGTTCTAAAAGCAGTGTCATAGCTTCTTGTCAACAAAAATATATCGATTATGTTACTCGAACTTGGGTCAATTCTTCTGTTAACACTGGCATTATGAATATACTGGAATTTTAAATTTTTTCTTCCAACCGAAGCTGTATATTTTGGTTGCAGTTCAAGTATATTACTAGAAGTATTAACTGACATGACCCTATCTTCAGTACTGTCATAGAAGTAGACTAAATCACCGTTGGCAATTGCGGCACCATCGGGCCATGTAGTAAAGCTGGTAAAATCTGACTGTTGCTTGATTATACGGATCAGTGTTGTATCAGTATCAACTAATGCATCAAAAACATTACCATATGCATCTGCAGTTTCTTTGAAAAATAGATAATTTAAATCTACATCTTCACCAACAATATTGATAAATGAATCTGGGTTGTCAATAACACCGTCATCGTCTGAATCTTGGAAAGATACTAAAATTTCTGTTGAACTTTCGTATCCATCTTCGTACTTTATAGTATCTGTGATTTCAAAAGCGTAGTCTCGATTTAAAGAAGAGGTGCCATCTTTATCGGTGTTTATACTCAGTAGATTAACTTGATCTTTAACCACTTTACCTAATCGATCATTATATTGTTTTTCGCTAGAATCAAAATAAAATCTATTTTGTTCAACGCTGCCAAATACATATTCGACAGATCGAATTCGAAGAGTATATTGATCAGCATCTCTTACAAATGCAATTAACCATGATGTGTCAAGATTATTCTCCGTTGTGTCGCCAGCTTTACCTAAAGTAAAATTGTCTGATAAATTTATGTTAGACGAAGAAATTATTTTCCATGAAGTTGTTGTTATATCGTAACGAACTCCAAAATTTAAATTTTGATAGATTTGATTTACTATTTCGTTTTCTAAAGCAGGAGGCAAATCGTTTACAAATTTAGGAACAATTTGAACTGCTATGGCTTCGGATGGAATTACATCGCTGAAGGATATTGGGCCGTTGCCGTTGGGCAATATACCGGTGCCACTTGAAGTTCCGTCACCGACAACTAATGCAGCCTTAGTCCATATCTGTGTTGTTTGGTATGGGTCGTTTTCATTGTAAGCGACTAATTTTCCGTTTTTAAATGCATAGCCGGTCGGTGGAGCAAATTTAATCAAAGTGTCTTTGGTCATGTATTTCAAACTGTTAGTTGAATACGATCCGACTTTTAGTTTTGAATTATCGATAAAATTATAAAAATATCCGGTGGATAAATTCACATCAGTGGTTACTGATTTCCATCGAATATTAGTATCGCCAAAAAGTATCTTGTCAAATTTGGTTAGATAAAAATTGTATACGTAATCTTGATTGATTAAAACTTCGTATGCTTGTCTAATGTAATTGATAATATCCACACGGCTAGCAAACTTGAATGACTGAGATTTTTCTGATTCTTTCTTATAGATATAACCGTCATCAGCAAACACAGTTATAGAACTGTATTTTCCAGAAGCATCGACAATTTCATAGTTTCTAGAAATTCCACTAGATGTTCTATTAATTGATTTAATTTTAACAATGTCTTGACTGCTAGATAAAGGAGCTAGATTGTAATCTTCTGCTGTGATCATTCTATTTTGTGTATAATATAAAGCAGGAGCATTTGTTCTAATTGTTTCTATATCTTCCGATGGAGATGCCGATGCTACTGATGTTTGTAATGCAAGTCCAATAGTAACAACATGTCGTGTACCTTGTTTATTGATGTATGGTACTGCGACAGAAATTCCTCTAAGTTCATTAGGAGCCACACTATAAGAAAGACCATTACTTACTCTATAGTAAACTCTAAATGTTCCTTGAGGTAAATTACCATAGACTCCGTCTGCAAATACGAGATCAATTTTATCAGATTCTTTGGTTTGAACAGCATAGATGTTTCGAATATTTTGTGAAACGCTGTTATAAGCAATATTGTTTCCAACTAAACTAGAAACCTGAGTCCATTGATCTAATTGAACTCCGTCAGCACTTAATTTAAATAACCAAACATCATCGTTATTGATGTTTGTGCTATCTACAGAAATTTTCTCATTTGTTGTAGGAACATCAATTGAAAAATCAGCAAGTTCTAGACTGCCTTGCTTGAACATCATGTAAAAGCCAGTGTTGGCTGATCCGGCTCCGCTGCCGTCGTTTCTGTAAATGTAGCCTAGTTGATTACCAGGAACTGGTGGCTCTTCGTAAGGTGTTTCTGCATTTTTAAATGCTGTGGAAACAACTTCAAAAACCATAGCACGACCTGCTACTGTTTTGCTAAAAGAATAAATCGGTACGTCTGTTGATATAGAATTAAATCTATATTGTTCTGTTGGGATTCCTTGAATTGTTGCAGAACCTTGACTACGACCAAATTCTGTATTGTTAGCCATAGATGCATTTAATACTACAATAAACTGTTCTAGCCAATTCGTGTTAGTTGGGTCGTTCCATGAGATGATCTGTTGTGCAAGATTTTTTCCGTTGCTGTCTACTAGGCCTTCAGTGGTTGAAATTGACGTGAATTTCAGCATCCCTGTGGATGATTTATTTCGCTTAGGGTTATAGCTCAGCATTCTAGCTAGACGTAGCACAGATTCTTTTCTTTCTGCTAATTCAATGAAATTTTCTCTCGATGCAAGATCAATACGGAATGCAAGACTTTGTCCTAAGAACGCAACTGCGTCGATCAGTGCAAGATATTCAGAACTTTCAATATAATCGTTAAAGTCTTCGGGATAGTTTTCACGCAGATACGTGATCATAACCCTGCGAAGATTTTCAAAATCGTAGGATTTAAAATCAGCATTCTTAAATGTCTGATATATTCTTGTCCAATCTTGATTAAGAATTAGATTATTTTGTCTAGCGGTTGTTGTCATTTTTCTTCCCTATATCATATTTACCAAACAAAATTAACTGCTTAGTTTATGATTGATCTCTCTTTATCAAAGTCAAAAGTCATGCGCTCATTAACGTTAAACGGTATGTAAGTTATGTCTGCTTCAATTCTAATTCCTTGATCAGTTGAATCAACTGCTACAGAATTTACCACGATTCGTGGATCATAATTTACAACATCTTCAACATCTTTAGCAATAATTGTTTTTACTTCTTCAGTGAACGGTTCAAATAAAATATCCCATATAACTGTACCGAACTCAGGATTCTCTAACTTCTCTCCTTTGCGGATGTAGAAATGATTAATGATGTCTTGCTTTACCAAGTCAATGTCGTAGAGTTTGTAATTTTTAGAATATTCTTTTGAACTAAACCCTTTGTAGGCAAATGCCCCAGAGTTATATTCTCCCACCGACGCTTTGTTTACTGCGACTGTTTTATTGTTATAAAGTTTACTTGCCATTATTGTACCTCTCTATCCGTGTTTTGCGGAGTTAGTAATTGTGGTGTTTGATTCTCGTGTAATATCCACGGCTCGTGCATAGGAACACGTTTCATAATACTAGATATTGGGGACTCTTGATATTTTGCCTGGGCCCATTCAGTTGTTGTGCCGGTCTTGGGATTTTGATGAAGGTTCAGTGGGTTTATTGCTACTGCTTTTGTAGCAGATCTAGCAACAGGTCCATTCATATCAATTCGTGCAGCAGTCTCTGTATGGTTTCCGCCGCTGCGTATATCTGTAGTTGTTCCGGCTGTAAATTTATTACTGGTTCCTGAATTAAGATCAAATGCCGCAGATGTTGTAACTTTTGTGCTGCCGCCGATGACATGCTCATAATCACCCCCCAGGGTGATCTTACCGTCTACACCTACAGTTACTAACCAATCAGTAGCGATATCCATTTGCATACGACCGCTTTCTGTGCGTATGTTAAAATTTCTACCAGCTTCCATATTAATGTCTCTATCGGCTTTGATGTTTAAATCATTTTCTGAATGGATGCTTATAGAGTCTTTGGCAAATATATCTATTTTTCCGTTGGCTGTTAATTCGATCCAGGTTGTTCCTTTGCTATTGGCAATGTAAATTAAATCTTCCGAATTATGCATCAGTATTTGATGACCGGTTCTAGTACGGATACGGAAATATTCATTGTACGGAATATCTACTTCGCCTTTTTCTCCTGCAAGAACATCTGCATATTTTACTGGGCCAGTGCTTGCAGGCTGAGTTCTTATGTAACGAGCATCGCCATCATCCATAACAAAAGTTGTACCCCCTAGCCGGCTTACTGGAACTGTGGATTCGGTTTGATCGTTTGTTTTTCCTATAAAGGCTTTTTTTGCTCCGGCTCGACGATCCATTGGCCCTGGAGTTGATATGCCAAATACCATGCTTGGTGCTTCTCTGCGTGATGATGAAGTAGTAACTCCTCGAACATCGTCCTCTAACAATCCTTGTTCTAAAAATCTTTCAACAATGGGATGTAAAGGCTTTTTGATTTTTTCTACATCATCAATTTGATTTTTAGCATTTAATCGTTTATTGATTTCTGCCACAGGCAACGGCTGCTTGGTACTAAAACGTTTTTTGTCAGTGTCGTCTAGATCAACATTTGTTGATCCAGCGATAGCAGGAACCATGTTATTGATGAATCTTCCAGGAACACAGCCCATCCAGAAACCCTGACTTGGATCTCCGTTTACAAAGAATACAAGAACCGTGACGCCAATGTCAGGTGGAACCATCCACATGCCATAGCTTTTTTGAGTGTCGTTATATACATCAAGAGTTTTTGCGCCGTCGGCTGCAGAGTTGTTGCCCATATATTCAAAAGGAGTATATCCAAAGAAGGGCGATGCTCCTTGAACAATATAGGTCTGATCATTGTCAGCATTGGTATTTCCTTGTTCTCTTAAAAGTGTAACTTCAAGGCTACCCATAAAACTAGGATCCAAATGACTAACGATCCTGGCAAGGTAGGGGCCGGGACCAACATTTATGTTTTCATTTAAATTCGCTGCGGTTCTACGTTGCTGTGCCATTAATAAATTCCTTCGCCTTTGTCGTTGACTGCATATTCTTCTGCAGGATTAGTTTTTGGTTTTTCTTCTTGTCCTGTATTTTCCACGGCCAGCTGTTTAGATTTATCATTAGCAACATTAGCAATTTGATTAGGATTACTGTCTTTGAAGTCTTGACTTTGTCCAGGTTGTCTAACGCAGGATAGTTTTTGTTTGAATAATCCGTCAGCGAAAACATTTTCACATTGTGTTACTCTAAAAATTCCACTAAACGGACTTTCTTTTCCTTTAGTGGGCCATTGATACAATCCCGTTACTTCGTCAATGTCTGCAGGAGTTCTAAATGTAAGATAGATAAAAACGTCTCCGCCTTCGTAATTTAATGTGCCATCTTCAGTCAGGAATCTGCTTTTTAAACTTGGTCTCGCAAAATAATTTGATATTCCACTGTCAACCATCCAATAAGGATCTCCAACTATTTCTAAATTAACTTTGACCATGTCACCGCTGCCTGCTGAAACAAAAGACTTATGAAACGCTTCTGCTACTTTTTGTTCAGTATTCTGATCTCTCTGGCCGCCGGTGGGTTTTGTTAATAGCCCTGGATCTTTTTTAACTCGTCTTCTTCCATTAACTACCTCAAGAGCTTTTGGACCGGCTACAGTAGATTTTGTCGGAGTTTCTTTACCAGGGGCTTCAACTGGACCTTTCTGATCCTGGTTTGCAACCTTGGCACTATTAGCTTCTGCCGATGAGTTAATTCCTGTGTAAAATAAATTGTCAATCTGTATATCAAATTTTAAAACATCTACATTTTTACCAGTATAGATATAGTTATATTGTTTTACTACTTGTTTTGAAAGTTCGGAATAATCAATTGGCCCTGCGGTTGCAGGAGAGAAAATTGATCGATGTATCAAATAAGGCACAACACGATAGATATATTTGTATGCGTAATCGCCGGTCTTTGGATCAACTCCCTTTATCTGTATTTGTGTATCTAATCTCCACCATTTGATAAAATCATTTACAAGGTTAGCAGGATCTAATGCTTTTTTTGCATACGTCGAACTTAAAATAATTTGATTTATTATCGTGGTTAATTTTTGTTGCTGAGTGAATTGGAATGTTCTTGTTTTAGGATTAATAGTTAAGTTGTCTCGTTTTACAACTCCTGTGGCTTTGTCTACAGAATCGCCAACTCTACTAAACGGATAGTTACCGCCTGTGGTTTGTCCTAGACCAAAATCTGAAAGTCCTATGTCATTTTCTCCAAACTCAAGAACTACTGAAACATTTTTTCCAGTGAGCTTGGCCTCAACTGGAGCTTTAGGATCAGCGGTGGCTTTCTTTGTAACTCCCGGAACATTGGCAGAGTTAATAAACTCGTCCGACTTGCTTGGAAATTCAATTATGTATGTGTCTGGAATACTTATTTTTTCAGCTTTTACTGCTTGTTCTTCTAGACCATTTAGATAGGCCATTAGGCTGTTTTCTCCCGAACACAATAAATCAATCACAGTTCCGGGTTTATCCCCATTATCAGATAAACTTAATTTTACATCTGTATAGGCAACGTTAACCGCGTCATCAAAACCGGCACTGCTCATCGGCACAGCTTCACACTTGTATACACTGCCTTGTTCAGTTACTGTGAAAGTAACCTTTATAAATTTCAATACCCAGAACTTTGGTTTAATGGTAGAAAGAATTTTTCCATCATCGCTAGAACCCATAAAATCCAATCTTAACACAAAAGGAGCTGCATTGTAATTAGGATGCCCGGCATTCTTCGCAGCCACCTGCATACTCTGTAATAGCAGTCCCATACTATGCGGTTCTATAATGTCAAAGGTAAACTTAAATGCATTGGTATTACCTGTCTTGCTTGTTGGAGCAATTGCTGTCTGCATGGAAAAATTATTAACATAGTATTCAGGAGCACCGTATGCAGTCTGCACACGTTGACTGTCGTATCGGCCGCCAGAAGCAAATACAACATACTGAAGATCTTTGGGACTATTCCTATAAGACGCAGGATTGTTAAACTGTTCGATAGTAACAGCCGACAATGTCCACATTGGTGACATTGAAGCAAAATTTTCCAGTGGGTTTAAAATTATATTAGAAAGATTAGATGCTGGGTTGGTTTTAATAACCCCTTCTTTTTGTAATATGGAAGTAATGCCTCCGGGTTTTAATATGTCTGCGGCTTTAGCCGGCAGTAATCCAGTTACTCTTGCAGCAGCTCCTTGTGCAAGCCCGCTAACAGTCGATACCAGAGATATTGCAGATCCGTCTGGTTTTACTAATTTATTAAAGTCTGGTAAACCGATATCTCGAAATGCCATATTATATTCCTAGAAATTTTTCTAGATTAGTTTTTTTAGGAACATAGATTGTGACTCCTGGAAGAAAATCATACACAGGATCCTTAAGAACTCCCATATTTCGCTGCACAAACACCCACCATAGTTTTGCATTGCCATAAAGGTCATAAGCTAGGAGATCCGGTCTATGTTTGTATTGGTTTTCAATAGTATATTTGAAATCATCTTGTTCTGCAGGAACTGGACGAATATCCATTAATTCCATGTAGAGGTTATTCTGCGGAGTTGTATACCACGGACTGGAATTATTGTATGTTGCCATCTTAGATAAATCCTATGTTATCGCCACCTTGGGATGTTTTGCCATTTGCATAATCCTCTAGGCTGAATTTACGTAGACGTCTTCTGTTATAGACAGGCGATACTGTTACTGAGATTGTGCTCATTGCAGGAACCCATGTATTGGCTCCTAATGCTGTACATCGAATATAGTTAACATCGTCTTTGAGATCAACTTGGAAAGATTTAATAATCACAGGAACCTTATCAAATACATTCGAACCATAGCCTGTTAGATTACAGATAATCGGAGGATTACCGGCAAGGGCACCTTCTCCAAAAAACATTTTTGTTGCTGTTTTAAAGAATGTAGTTGCTGCAATCCAATATGCCGCTTCGTTGTTTGTTTCACAACTGAATTCTCCAGATATAGTAATGTCTTCAACTGTGCTATTTTTATATCCATATGATGTATAGTTACTGTGAACTGGTTCAATAGGTGTGTAGTTAGCTTTGGTTGACACTGTGATGTTTGGAGTGTATGGCCAAACTACACCTCCGGTGTTCTCTAAAAGTGCGAACCAAGGACTGCCAAATAGGTTCCATTGGCAAGTTAATCGCACACGCCAATCGTCTTTGGCTCCTGGTGATAGTTTAATTGCCTGTCCTTGATTTATAAATAATTCACCGCCTGCAGGAAGATTTGCTCCACGCTTCAAACTCAATAAATTATTCAACATACCAGCACCACCGGAGATTTTTCCAGCAAGATCTTGTAATCCTCCGGCTAGGTTACCGCCGGTAAACTTATTGAGTACCCCTTGTATGTCTGCGGTGGCATTACTGATTACACCAGGTACAGAAGATAAAGAAGTTGAAAGACCGCCCAGGCTAGGAATGCTACCAGGCTTGAAACCAATTCCGCCAAATGGGGATCCGCTAGGAGTTTTTAATCCGATGCCTGAACTAAATTGATTGAGTCCACTACCTAACTGTCCGCTAAGTTGTGCTACCTTATCGTCTAGATTTGCCTTAGACAGCAGGTCGCCGGTGGGCACTGATACTGACCCAATAGATTCAGATATTCGTTTAGCTATTCCTTCTGACTGAGTTGCAATCAGTTGTGCTAGAGGATTAATAGATAAAGACATTTTGGTAAGATTCCTGTGTTATACTCTATTTATTCTTGACAATATGTGCTATTATTATAAGTAGTAGGAGAACCTTAACTAATGACTATTATCACAATACCGAAAATAAAGTATCTAACAAACAAGGATTTATTAAAAGAAATCCATCTCAGCAAAAATACATATTGCAGTTTTATCAAACCAGAATATCACGAATACGATCTAATTCTTCCTAATTTAGAAAAAATCAATATTCGAACTGTTGCAGAAGCCAAACGTAATAGAGCAACAAGATTAGGAAAACAAGCACACGAAGCGGCAGTAATAGCGGGGGGTAAAAAGTTACCTTCCAAAGACTTTGAAGTAGATTACAAAAAAATCAGCAAAGCCGATCTTGTGTTCCGTATTATGACTTTTGAGCATGTTCCTTTAGCACCGGGTCGTAAAAAGACTCTAAAAAATACCGCAGACAGCCACGAAAAAGTAAACTTTCCACCTTTCCAGCATTGGAAGTTTGACGACAATAATAATTTAATCTGTGTAGGTAAAAGTCATTGGAAGGGCGATTTGATAACTGGAGAGTTTAACAAAGAATACGGACAAATGACCAATAATCTAGCTCGTATGTTTATCAAATTATGTGAGCGATATGCAACTAGAGGAAATGTCCGTGGATATACTTACAATGATGAAATGCGTGGTCAAGCGATTTTACAGCTCACACAAATTGGTCTACAGTTTGATGAAAGCAAGTCTGATAATCCTTTTGCTTATTATACCGCTGCTGTTACTAACTCATTTGTTAGAATCATCAATATCGAAAAGCGCAATCAAAACATTCGAGACGATATACTTGAAATGAATGGCATGAATCCAAGTTGGACTAGACAAAATGCAGGTTCAGGACCAATTGCACCGGGACCAGTAACAACCGGCGGAACTGTTGACGGTAGTGGCAGCGACTGGGATTGACCTTTGGCCGTACAATGTAGTACAATAACAAAGGAGATTCTATGAACCTATTCAAAAAAGTTGCTTGTTTTACCGATATACATTTTGGACTAAAGTCTGGTAGCAGAACGCATAATCAAGATTGCGAAGATTTCGTGA